CTGAAGATAACTGGGAAACCTGCGCTGCAATTTTAAACCAGTTAGTGCCATCACTAAATGTAACAACACCTAGGTCTGTATCAAAACGAATTCGTCCCGAACCTGCTGCAGGTTCTTGTGATGTCGTACCTGCTGGTAAATCAAAATAACCTGTAGAGGAACTATCTTTATCATAGACACTAGTAGCATCTATTAAGCCTTGTGCTGTAACACGAAGTTCAATTCGATCACCAATAGCATAAGCTCTTGCTGTTGTGCTTTCTTGAGCACGAGTTACTGTAAGTACATCACTTGAACGTGCTGTACATTTAACAATTTCAAGATTGTTAGAAGAATCAATTAGCGTAGCATAAAAATACTCACCGCTCGAAAGAGATGGAAAACGAGCGCCATGACCACTTGCAACAGTAATACTAGTTGCGCTGTTAGATAAACTAGCAGCTAATGTGGAGTGACCATTGTTAGAGAATTTTACACTCACAATTTAACTCCTTAGTTTACAGTAACAGTCCAAGTAATACCTAGTGTGTCAGCAGCTCCTTTGTTAATTACACTAAAAACAGTTCTACATAGAAGTGTACCACTTGAGGATGCGTTAAATATTCCCGCCTCTGTAATTGCTCCTGTTCCTGTACCAGCTCCAAACGTAGCTACATAAGCAACTGCGTTACTAGTTACAGTAGTTGATGTAAGAGAAACTCGGCCAGCCTCAGTTCCTAGTGTTGAGTCGCCAGCGGCTGCAGCTGTGCTACCAGTACCGATAGCCATATGACTCATAGCTGTAGCTGACGCGTCTTTCATTCGTGACGCAATATATTCTTTACCATCTGTAACAACAATGTTAGGTACAACTGTTTCATGTATGTTACCGTCAGGTTTTGTAAGAGTAAGTTTTAGCTCACCCGTTACTTTGATATTATCATTGATCATGTTTCCATCTCCTTATTAAATATGTCGCCCTGCAGATAACGGAGTCTCGTTTAAGAAATGTCCGTTAAGTTCAGTATCGTCTGTATCAGTATATATGAAATTAACTAATAGTCCAGCAGAACTTGTTTCTGCGTAAGTTATGCTTTGCCCATTAATACGAGGTTGGTTTATAAGCCCTGCAGACCCAATAATACCAACAGATTCGTCTTTTTTGTCAGAATCAAACCTATATACATCTTGTACAAAAGCTGCTCCTGACTCACCTAAACCTCTATGATACCCTCTAATACTTGACGAGTTTGTATCAGAATCGATTGCATACGCATTACTTGGGTATAAAAAGTCCGATTCTCCAAGTACTAAACTAGTAACTATATTTTCAGCAACCGAAGCTGTATCTGAATAAGCAGTTGTTACTGCAAACTGTGTGATTGATTCTGTAGGACTTAATGTATCACTAAAAACAGCACTCTGCTCGAAAGCGATAGACTCTGTTACAGTTACTGGATCAGGGTCAGCGTCAGCGTCAGTACGATCAAAATCTTCTACAAGTGTATAGTTTCTAGATACAACCTCTGTCATTGTGACAGCATCAGATTTAGCTAAGTTTACTGTAAAAGAATCAATAGCATCCGTTGGTGTATTTAAAGTATCTGATAAACCTGCAGTAACACTAAAAGAGTTAATACTATCAGATGGTGATATACTGTCTGTTTTTACAATATCAGGATTGTTTTTAATACCTTCTACTGCTGTAAAACTATCTCCGATTCCCGGTATAGTTACATCGAAAGCTGCGGATTCTATAGGAGATGCAGTGTCGCTAAAACCACCATGAGTAAAGTTTTTAGCTGTAGCTTCTGTAACAGTAGGTGTATCAGATAAACCTTTATTAAAATCAAATTCATTAATTGCATCAGAAGCTGTAACAGGATCAGGGTCTACATCAGCATCTGATAAATCAAAATCTATATTTGAGGTAAATGTTTTTATGTTTGATTGTACAGCATTAACTGTGTCTGTACTAACCTGTGTAAAGTTTTTAGCTAATGCTTCCGTAGCAGTAACTGTGTCATCAAACTCAGTTGTTACATCAAAACGATCAATCGCCTCAGAAGTTGTTGCTGTATCTGTAATACCTTTTTGAGGTCTAAACTGATTAATTGCTTCTGATGTAGACACCGAAGCTGTGATTCCCGGTTTAGTAGGATTCTTAGCAGTAGACTCAGAAACTGTAACATCATCATTATCTGCTAATTCACCGACTGTTATATCTTTTGCGTCTGACTCAGATATAGTAACAGGCGTTGCATCTACATCATCATCTGTAGGGTCAAAGTCTATAAAATCTGTAAATACTTTTACACGAGACTCAACCATAGTAACTGAGTCAGATGGATTTAAGCCAATATCAAATATAGGGTCTGCATCTGTTATATCTGGGCCGTCAGTCTTAAAAGTTTCAAAATCTTTTTGGAGAGCTAAGTTTATCCCCCCACCGACATCGTTATCGCCGTCCCCTATAGTTACAAAGTCATTAGGTATGTTAGTAAGGGGAGGAATAAAAGTTTCATAAAGAAGTTTTGATTTAACCGCAGCTTGAACAGTCAAACCTTTAGGTGTTTCAAGAGTTGCTGTTAATGTACTTGCAGCTACAGAAGCACTTAGTAACGTACCAAGTACAAAACTAGCCCTAATCATGCTAAATTATCCCGAACTCTAAATCTAAGTTTATCATAAACAGTTTCTGTACCAACGCCTGATGTTGATACAACAATTTCACCTTCATACTCACCGGGGTCTACGTTATCAAGAATACCACCTGAAAAATCAAACTGTACCTTACCGTCTGCTCCACTGCCGACGTTGGAACAAGTAATAGTGTTAAGTAAAGTTCCGCCTACTTTTGCAAATCGAACTGCTACAGTAACTGCAGAAGAAGATACATCTAGCGCAGAGTCAGTTACATCATCTGTAAGAGTTAAAATAACAACTGGTTTTGAATCACCTTTCACTAATTTTATTACATCAGCCATAACTTACCTCACGCGAACTTTTGTGCCTGTACTCTGACAGACGATTTAGACGCACCAATATTAGTTCTGGCTCTACGCTCAGACAGTTTAAAAGCAAACTGCTTTGCATGATAAGAAGCTAACTCTCTATCACTCCACGTTCTATCAGGTAAAACCAATAGATGTTGTAGTGCACCGTGCATAATTACATTTTCAAGTTCATCAAGAAATTTTTTATCCATTTCTGTAGCTGTACGCAAAGGTTTAAGACACACAATCATCCTAACATCATAATTTTGAGAACTATCTGGTAGGGGTGCTACAGAAAAATTATCAGGATCTAGCTGAGTTATATATCTAGGTTCTGCATACTCATTAGCACTTTGTTTAGGCCATGTAGGGTAAAGATCATATAACTGCTCTATAGTTACAGGTATAAGCTGTTTTCCATTTACGGTTGCTGTTATAAACGCATGAACCTCTGCATCGCTAGGAGTATCATACGCATAGTCATATGCACCCGGAACAAGCCTAATTGGGGGCTGTTCATAACGCCAAGCTAATGTACGCTCACATGCTTCAATAGCAGCATCACGAACATATTGCTCTACAACTGGCGTTGGGCAACCGGGAACGCTAGGAGATAACCTATTAACGATGTCGAGGAATGTTCTGTTTGTATATACTGGCATTAGGTAACATCCTCCTCGTCAAGTCCACCTCGCTCAGGATCAGTAATAGATCTGCTTTGTGCAGCAACACCAAGAGCTTGAGTGAACGATTGTTGAAATAACTGTGCCCGCTGTGAGTTTACATGCTCATTATCAACTGACTCAGCAATAAATACAGTGGCATCTACGACAACTGGAAAGTAAGCATCAGGTAACAATGCAACCGCTGTAGTACCATCGTAATCTGGGGGTGTTTGAGAATACTCGCCTATCAATATTTGATTGGCAGGAGCTTTTGGGTAAATAAAAAACTTGTTTGCATTTCTAACGTGACGCATAAAATTAACAGCAGCACCTTCAGGATCATTCATCCATGTAGGGTATGCTTGGTCTAATGCTTCACGATTAGTTTCAATAATACCATTACCATTCTTTACAGAGTATATTTCAATAAGACGAATAGAATCTGCAGGCGTAGACTGTACTACTGAGCCTTGAGTAGTAGGAATCTCAGCAATAATTGCAAACAGATCAGGTCTAAGCACTGCTATTCTTTTAAGTGCTTGGTTAGCAAATCCTACCAAGATAGTATCTGAATAACGCTGAGGGCTATTCGTATCTTGTAAGATCCGTCTTACTTCAGTAATGACATCATTTAATATCACTTCTTCTCAACCCATGCTTCGTTTTCTGGTGTAGTAGGATCATCTTTTATGTAATGACCTTTACTATTCCTTGCTCTCTCTAAACCTCTTGTTGCTTCTTCTGCAAGATCTTCTGGTGTAGAGTCACCTTCTTCAGGAATTTCTTTTGTTTCAAGATCAACTTT